TTTCAATCCCTATATATAATAGGTGGATGCCATTAAGGGTCCATCGTTAATCTTGCTTTATAAGGAGATACCAAAATGGTTACAAATATGAGCACAAGCAAAACACTAAGTCTACTCGACAATTTCAATCAACTTACACCCTACGCAGTCGGATTTGATCGAGTCTTCGATCAACTCAATACATACGCTGCAAATAATGCAACATCAACAGGGTTCCCGCCATACAACATCCGTAAAGGGGGTGAATATACTTTCGTCATTGATATGGCGTTGGCAGGATTTAGTAAGAAAGATATTGAAATCGAAGTAACAGAAGGTTTACTTACGGTTCGTTCTATTAAAGAGAATGATGAAAATGATTCCAACATTTACCGTGGAATCTCATATCGTAAGTTCAATCGGAAATTCACCCTCGCAGATGATATTGTGGTGAACGATGCTTCCCTCGAAAATGGTATGCTTGAGATTACTCTTGAGCGTATTGTTCCAGATGCGAAGAAACCTCGCAAAATTACAATCAAATAATTTTGAGATAATAGCGAAAGGGGTCTTGACTTTTAGACCCCTTTCGTGTATTATCATATAATCAAATTTAATAATGGAGATTTATAAATGGTAACATTCTCAACAGGAAAAGTAGGTGATCCCGGCTTCGTTGACCCAAACAGCAAAGAAGCAAAGGCAATGGTTGTTCCATCTACAGATGATGATTTTGTAGATACAGCTGATGATGCAGAGGTAAAAAATATTAGCACTGGTATTTCAGTTGCAATGCGTAATAAGTTAGCAGTCAATATTATGAGGGCAGAAATTCCTCTTAATATTATTGATGAGTTGAATGATCATATTGATGAAGTAGTTGTTCCAGCTGCTCAAGACTTGTCGGGTGGATTAGTTGGTCAGATTAATCAAAATGAAAAATCTGGACAATGGGTATTTCCTCATGATGACGGTGGACCCGGCGAAGAATTTGCAACTATCCTCAGTACACTAGGTAAAGAATATATTAAACAGACTCTTGGTGTACTTGAGTTTGAAGAGGGAGAAAGGGAAGTAAAAACTAATATTCAAAATATGTGGACTGTTCATAGTTATGCTGGTGACTATAATCCTCTGCATGATCATGGCACTCGGAGTTATATGGGACTTTCCTGCATTCTCTTTCTAAAGGTTCCCCCACAGATTGAAGCTATTGGTCTTCCATCTGAGGAAATGATTGCTGCTGGTGTAACGCCGGGATTTCAAGGACTCAATGGTGCAAGTGGTGCGGTTGATGGGTTTACTTACTTGTGTTGGGGTGTAAACGGTATGCGTGATGTTAATATGCTTCGTCCCATTCAAGAAGAATATGTCAAGCCAGAAGTTGGAACTATGATTATATTCCCTGCTTGGTTGCGTCATGCTGTTATGCCATTCTCTGGTGAAGGTGAACGTAGGACTTTCTCTGCAAATATTAATGTGGATATGTAATGAGCGATTTTATTCAATTGATACAGATGGAAGATGCATCATTATGTGATGATATGCTCAAGTATTATAAGAATAATTCTGAATACAAACAGGCTGGAATATCCGATGGTGGTGATAAAAAATCAACTGATGTTGTCGTTTGGCCTAACTCCAGTGATCCTAGTATTTTAAAGTATCTAGATTTTCTTAGGTTATGTGTTGTAAATTATCGGAAAGAATATGATTCTTTTACGTTTCCACTAGGGTTTGCTGAACCTTGGCTTATTCAACATTATGAACCCGGCGAAGGATTTCCCTCTTGGCATTGTGAACGTGCTACTCATCAAACACATCAGAGAGCTCTTGTTTTTATGACATACCTCAATGATGTCGAAGATGGTGGTGAAACTCAATGGTTGTATCAAGGTAGACAGATAAAACCTAAAAAGGGTTTGACTGCTATCTGGCCAACCGATTTCACCCACACACATAGAGGTGTAGTATCACCAACCCAACGTAAAACAATTGCAACTGGATGGTTTAGTTTTCTAGACTTTAGAGCTGCTCACAGTTCACTTACGAAATATTATGAAGATATTATTGATGAAATGAAGGTTAAGGATGGCGAAAGTTAATTACAAATATAATGAAGGTAAGGCACTTGCTGAACTTCAAAAGTACATCGACTCGACATATGATGAACACTATAGCAAGAACAAGTTTCAAGCTACAGAGTTCATCATTGACGGTGGACATGGTGAAGGTTTCTGTATCGGTAACATCATGAAATACGCACAACGATATGGAAAGAAGGGTGGAAAGAACAGAAGTGACTTGCTAAAAGTGATTCACTATGGTATTATTGCTCTATACATTAATGAAATTGAAGGTGAAAAATGAAACTATCTAATGAAACTATCTCCGTATTGAAAAACTTCTCTACGATTAACGCTAATCTTATGGTGAAGGCGGGGTCTAGTCTTTGCACTATGTCTGCAATGAAGAACATCGTAGCCAAAGCAGATGTTGCTGAGGAATTCCTGAGTGACTTTGCTATCTATGACTTGAATGAGTTCCTATCGGCACTCTCTCTATTCGGTAAACCCGATTTAGAGTTTGATAATGACTTTGTTATTATTACAGAAGAGGGAACATCGAAGTCTCTCAAGTACTGGTTCTCTGATCCATCCGTGGTGACGACTCCATCTAAAGAGATTTCGATGCCCTCGACTGAATTGACGTTCAACCTGTCGAGTGATACACTCAACGAAATCACAAAGGCTGCTGCTGTTATCGGTGTCCCCGATATGGCATTGTCTGGTGGTAAGTTGATGGTAACTGATAAGAAGAACAGCACTGCAAATGCATACGAGACAGCACTTGATGTTGGTAATGTAGAAGCAGACTATAAGTTCTGGTTCAAGGTTGAGAACCTAAAAGTTATGCCTGGCGCATACGATGTTGAAGTATCCTCTAAAAAGATTAGTCACTTTACTAACACTAAACTTGGTGTACAGTATTGGATTGCACTGGAACCTGAATCTTCGTACAATGGCTAACTTGAGGAATTTATATTATGGAACAATTTTTGTGGGTCGAGCAATATCGGCCACGGGACATCAAGTCATGTGTACTTCCTAAGTCTCTAAAATCTTCCTTGCAATCTTTTGTTGATAAGGAAACACTACCCAATCTGATTCTCTCAGGTGGTCCGGGCGTTGGTAAGACTACTGCCGCCCGTGCCATGCTGGAGCAGATTGGTGCTACCTACATGTTTATCAACGGTTCTGAGGAGTCAGGTATTGACGTTCTCAGAACTAAGATAAAGAACTTTGCGTCCACTGTATCGCTTGAGGGTGGCAAGAAGTATCTCATTCTTGATGAGGCAGACTATCTAAATCCACAGTCAACGCAACCAGCTCTTCGTGGTTTCATTGAAGAGTTTCACAAAAACTGTGGGTTCATCCTAACCTGTAATTACAAGAATCGCATTATCCCTGCACTGCAATCCCGTTGTAGTGTGATTGACTTTGTAATTCCTAAAGCAGAGAAGAATAAACTTGCAACTCAATTCTTCAATAGGGTGATTGGAATCCTCAACGAGAATGAAATCAAGTTTAATGAGAAGGTTGTTGCAGAACTCATAAATAATCACTTTCCAGACTGGCGTAAAGTTCTAAATAATCTTCAACGATATTCTTTATCTGGTGAGATTGACGCTGGTATTCTGGTTAACCTTGGTGATAAGAACATCAAAGACCTGATGGGTATGATGAAGAATAAGGAGTTCACCAATGTTCGCAAATGGGTTGTCGATAATTTGGATAATGATTCAGATAAGTTGTTTCGTGCTATTTACGACAATCTATATGAGTATGTTGACCCTAGTAGCATTCCTCATGTGGTCGTGGCACTTGGTGAGTACCAGTATAAGGCTGCGTTTGTTGCTGATCTGGAAATCAATATGATGGCTTGTCTTACTGAGATTATGGGAAGGACAAAGTTCAAATGATCAAAATATATGATGGTGTGGTAGAGGACCATGTTGCAGAATTGATTGCTTCCGAAATTAAAAATGTTCGGTGGAAATTTGATTACCCATCAAATCCGGCGCATCAATCTCGACATTGGCATGTTCTGTGTGGTCGCAATTCCACAGAAATGATTGCAAATGGTTTTGAGTGGGTGATGCCTATCTGGACTTCTGCAATGTTCAAGTATGATTTCAAAAACACTTATAATGTTGATACATACAAACGAATCTATATGAATGCTCACACACATGGTGTTGAACCAGTTATGCATACAGATGATGGTGATTTTACTATGATCTACTATCCACGAATGGATTGGAAACCTGAGTGGGGCGGCGGTACTCTTATTGATGGAGAACTTGTTCCTTATGTCGGTAATAGACTTGTTATGTTTGATGCACATCTGCCACATATGGCCATGCCTGTACCCCGTGAGTGTTACGAGTTGAGAACTGTAATTGTATTTAAAGTTTTTATAGACGGAGCAAATCGTGAACGGCTTGATTACTACAAAGATTGATTTATTATGACATATGAACTAAAATCCTACCTCAAGGCCATCAATCAGACCAAAGAACCTCTGATGGATGGTGATGATGAGGAATGGGAGCGTAAGTATCCACCATTTATCGTCAATAAATGCGTAGGTGCATTTCCTGATACCATCATGTTGGTGAATGAGATCAACCAACTACCAAATGTAGATAGAAAACTACAGTTTGATTTTTTGATAAATAGTCTGAGGCCAAGGAAGAGATTTACCCCGTGGTTGAAGGCGACGAAATTAGAGAATCTAGAATATGTTAAAGAGTTCTATGGATATAGTAATGTAAAGGCCAAAGCTGCTCTTGATATATTGTCTGATGACCAACTCGCCACTATAAGAAAAAGATTATATAAAGGTGGGAAAAATGGAAGAGATTAATTGGACACAGGATCAGATGCTAGAAATTGGGTTGAAAGAACCTGATGACTTTCTTAAAGTTCGTGAGACACTATCACGAATTGGGGTGGCTTCCCGCAAAGAAAAGAAACTATATCAGTCATGTCATATTCTGCATAAGCAGGGTAGGTATTTCATTGTACACTTCAAGGAGTTGTTTGCTCTTGATGGTAAGAACACAAATCTAACTGAGAATGATATCTCT